GTTCTCCTTTCATCGAATATCCCCCAAATGTCCTTCAATCCATTCGAGCCGATTTTGGCGACCAGACGGAATAGGTTCTTGGCCCTTCGAATAGTCTTTGAACCGCATTTGAAGCATATACTCCCCGCCACCGATAGAGCTGGACTCTAACGCCACTTCTAAGTAAGCACTAGCAATCCAGTTTCCGCTTGCTGTGTACATTCTGCCAGCCCCTCCGATGATGTCATCATGGTTATTTTCAAGCCATTTAAGAAGCTGTTGCTTCTTAAACTGATCATAGTAGACGTGGAATGGCATATTCATTTTTAGTGAATTGTCGATGTGATAATTAGTTTGAGCCTTGCCAATCATAGCAAGCTCAAAATCGTCAAATAGGCAGTCGAGCATGGCGTTTACTCGTGCCGCTCCCATCTTCTCGATGGAGGTGTCCCCGTTTTTGAATTTTTGCCAGTTGGAATCGGTAAACTTGATTCTGGGAAGTTTGTAGAAGTCGTTTTCAAATCGAAAATATCGTCCTACGTATTCTAAAATTAGGTCCTTGATGTCATTGTTGATTTCCATTTTATTTCTCCTTTTATTAAGCAATTACACTTTTTGGGTACCATTTAGCAGAAACTCCGTAAGGTGTCACGATTTCAAGTTTAACCGCTTTATCAGTTTCTTCGACCAATCCTTTAACGCTGATTGCACTCACTGACATAAACGCCAAATCTTTCTTGTTGCGTCCGTGAAATTCTTTTTCAGCAAACCATTTCTTAACACCTTGGAATTTAACGTTAGAAGAGCGGAAGAAGTAGAAATCATCCGCCATGTTTTGACGTTTAACGGCTTTCCAAGCGACTTTCAATGCTTCAGAGAAAGTCACGTTGTTTTTTTCGTTTTTGAAGATTTTCCATGCTAGGCTCATTACTTGTGATTTCATTTCGTTTACTTCCTCTCTTTATCTTACAAGTATATTATATATCATGTATGATAGTTTGTCAACACTTTTGGTAAAGAAATTTAAGTTTTTTACAAAATAAAAAACCCCTGCTCAGAACGTATCTGTCCATAATGGATGCAGGGGGATTGTCGTATATATTGTACCAAATAAAAAAAGCCCCAGCAAACGCTGAGGCTTCGACCACTACCACCATGATATCCGAACTGTGGTCTGTCGGGAGGTGATATACTCCTTTTCTATTTTTTAGTTTTCGTTGTCTGTTATTTACCAGTTTGTCCTTGTGTGGCTTGTGCACGTTCTTCAATAGCCTTAACCACTGAGGCACTAGCTTCATTGATTGCTTTAGAAACTGCTTCGGCGTCGTTTGATTGACTGTATAGGAAACGCTCAAAGTCTGCATCTTCCAACTGCAAACGTTTAGCACCAGTAGCTTCAAGTGCGTCCACTGTGCCCATTGAGCCAATACCAAACACACGACCATTAACGACTGCCAGCCAACCTTCTCTACCGCTTTCGCTACGTACTACAAAATTCATAATATCTTCTTCCTCTTTCTTATTTACTAAACTATCGCCATCGTTGATGATAACAACATTCTTATCCAATCCACCAGCTAAGCCGGTTGATGTAAACTGCCACCAACGTGTATGTTCCATGTTTGGATATACGCCCCAATATGGCTCCGGACGTACCTCGTAATCTGGGTACGCTGCAATCCATAAGCTATTAGGATAGTGTGCAGTGATTTGATCTACATACACGTTCGCTAGTGTATAAGGCTTGTAACTGTAATAGATAGGCTCGAAGCCATTTGCCTTGCAGATATCCATAAATGCTAACACTGCATTAGTATTGGCTTGCTTGTCACCACTTGCCCCGTCTTCATAATCACACACTAAATAGCGTGGATGTGATGGCAAGTTACTGATAAAGTAATTCGCTTCAGTTTGTGCCGTTGACACATCTCCGCCAAATCGTGCAAAGTGATAGTAACCAATACAGTTACTTGTGTTGTTTTGCTGGCTGGCTACTGGGCTAACCCAGCCAGTGCCTTCAGTAACTTTGATAACTGTATTGTTAGTTCCAGCGACTTGACAGATACTTGTAAGGTCTCCTGGCTGATACGCTGACACGTCGATAAAATAGGTGTTTTCTGTCATGCCATCGAACGGCAATTCAAACCATCCAACCATTTGCTGACTTGGTGCGTTCCAATCGATATAGCTGAAATTACCAGCACTATCGAGGTTGCGGGTTACTTTGCGTGTCCAACCACCATTATAGAGACAATCAGCATTACCGTCGATATTCTGTTCGACTGTGGTAACTGTACCGTCTGCGTTTTCTGCAACCACAAAGCCAATATGACCAAACTGGTGATATGGCAAGCAGTTAGTCACCCAAACACTCCCAACGGGTGGATTGTTCGCACCGTTAAAGTGAGTTACTTTAAGCCCTAGACTTTCAGCACGACTTAACGCATCGATGGCATTTAAGTAGCTAAAATTAAGATTAAACAACCCTTGGTACTGTAACACATTGTCAATCAAAGCTACGCACTGCCCACCATATGGGTTGGTCGGAACAGTGACACGTTGATTGACTAGGCTTTCAAGCGTGTTTAATAACTGTGTTTTTGATGTCATAGGTCTCCTTTCTTATTTTAATAAAATATTATTACTATCTGTTGCATACTTCAATTTGCTTGATAGAGGTCATGAGTTTAGCCATAAGCTAGCCCTCATAAGGTTTAGTATATGATAGTGCTCGTTCGCTATCGCTAAGCCCTTTTGTAGTGGGGTCTGGGAACATATTCAAGGCGTTGACCACTGTCAAACCTACCAAGTATGGATTTGACAAGAATCTGCCAAGCAATCCAAACAATGCTCCCCAGCTTGTAATATCTTCAAACTTGATACCAAAGTAAGCCAAAACTGGCAACACCAAAGCGAGTGCAAAGCGTGTTACGAATGTACGGTTTTTAAAACGAATAGACCAGTTAATTTTCATGTTAATTCCTCACTTCTAAATTAATGTATTTCTTATATAAAGCGTCTATGTACCCGTTGCCACCTAGTTTCTTGTAACTAGAGTGCATTTTGTGAATCACATCCGAATTATGCACGGTGGTATACCCACGTTCTAACTCTTTGTTGATATCACGCTCTAACCTTAGGTACATGGTAACAAGGTGAGCTTCATCATGCACTACCAGCTTGTCATTTAATTCGTTGATTTTTCCACTGTTTGATTCACCGATTTGTTGAATAGCTTCAACTGAATCGTGGATATTGTTTAAATCGCCTTTTAAATCTCCGAATTGTGATTTGTTTAAATTAGCGGACTTGCTAGCTTTCATACCAAACCAGCCCGTTGCTATCACTCCGATAGTAGGGGCAAGGTGGTCAATCAAATCAGAAATATTCATCTTTTATTTTTTACCCCCATTTTGTTTACGCATTAAGCCTGTGTAGTATCTGCCAAAACTTCATCTTCAATTTTGTAACGCAAATCACGCAATGCGCGTTCGTCTGTACGCATTTCTTGACGGTGTTTAGCGTAAAGTTCTGCATTAAGCAGATTTTCTTGAACCGTAGAAACCGCATTAGAATCTATACTGATAAATGTTTGCTTGACAAGGATTGTAGCTCCTTCTTCTTCGATATTAAATTCTGCATTGATTGTGCGTTGTTTTGTGATTTTAAGTGACATGATATTATTTTCCTTTCTTTATCATTCTTCAATTGGATATTCATCTTCCGTGATGTAAGTTACTGTCCCTGTGTAGACTGCGTTTTCTGAATCTTGGTTTGAAAAATACATGTTCCCATTCGGTTCAAGGTGCCATACTGCGCAGCCTTTATGCCAGTTGGCTACATTTTTGTTGACAACCAAGTGCGTTTGGACGCAAGGCTTGAATCCGCTAGGGATTTTCTCGCTTAAGCCCTTGTACTCGCCTAAAGGGACGGAATGGGCGTCTCTGATTAAGCTGAGAGTTACTACGTTCGACTGGCGCACAAGGTTCGCTTTCACCCGCCAACCAATATCAACCTCTTGTTTAACCATCGCTGGCTTAGGCGTGTACTCAATCCATAAGCCATTAGAATTACTAGTGACAGTGCGTTTAAACATCCGACCGGACACAGTTGTTAGCGTTTGGTGATACCCAGAAATGCTTTCCACGACTTCTAAACAAGCATCCTCGCCCGATGCGGGATGGTTTTTGTAGTTCCCTAGGATTGAATAAAAACCAGTGGTTCTATAGTCGTTTAGGTTATCTACCTTGTTATCAATCGCTGCACCGTTCGGTTCTGTAAGCTTGTGGTGTTGGATTAGCTTTGATCCTGAATAAATCAATCCATCGACATCAAGTGCTCCATTTTCACGATACTTACCAATACCAACGCCTTGTTGGTCATAGGACATAATAATTTTATCGGTCGGCACTGTAGTTTGGAATTCTGAGACTGAAAATCTATCCTCTAGTTTCCCTGTGACTACGAACGAAGTATCTGCGGGATATTCCTTGCCCAAATTTGCATTAGATGCCTTAAATTCAGAAATGCTTGACCATTCACCGCCAGCCGACCCATTATCTGATACAGCATTGCTCGTTCCAACTTTTGCCGTTGTAAAAGTCAGCTTCATGGCATTTTTTTGAACACCATCAACACTAAGAGGTGCTATCTTAGCAAATCTCTTAATGGTTAATGTATCTGATTTCGAGCCACTTCTGGCAACCTCAAATTTAAGTGTTGGGCTGAAATAGAATAGGAATGTTATTTTAACCTCTTCCCAATCAGACCAAATCCCACGAGAGTCTTGAACCCTCCCCCTCAAGGTCATTTGAGTGTCTTTGTTTACAGCTACCTCACGGAATACCCCACCATTCGTTGAAACGGAATTACTGGCACCAACAATTTCAGCGTAGTACCCAGCTATTGTAGCTCCGTTTTTTGCTTGCGTTCCGTTGAAGGTGACTTTCACAAGCGACATTATGGACACGAAATGCGTTGACTCTGGAATTATCCTTTGAGTCGTTGCATTTGCGTCCGTTAAAGTAAATCCAGTGAACGACGGCTTCGCGTTGTTTGTGACAATCCTTGCTGTTAGTGCCGTTGACTGTGTTTGAATCAATTTGTCGTCTACATAAGTATCAACATATATAGTACCTCGGCCAGTTGTTGCATCTGGTATGTCGTCGGCAAAATCCGCTGGGATTGTCCACTTTAACGATGTCCCAACGTTGTCGGCAATTTTACCTTGCTTATTGCCCCAAGCGTAGCGTAGTGTATGCGTGGCACCAGCTATTTTCCTATCAATAGTGATATCTACTTGATTGCCAATAAATCCCTCCGAGACACTCACTGAACTTCCCCTTGGAATCGTCGTCAGTGCTATGCCTTGATTGCCGATGTCTAGGTTTCCGGGGCTGTATCCACCCGAGCCATTGAAATGAGCGCGTACACCGAAGGCACCAGACCCATCGTCAGCATGACGAACAGTAATTGTGCGATCAATCAACTGTATTTCCGAATTTCGATTAAACATCGCTGGACTTCCAGAATAGTCAATTCGTTGACCAAAACCATCAACGTACCCAGAACATTGATAGCTTGCAAATGTCCACCCTTGGTTAAGCAATGCCAATCGAATACGGACATCACTTGTGTTGTTTTGGATATTCTGTCCAACTTGGTCAATCCACAACCTAATGCGATATCCACGGTCATTATTTGACCAAAATTCAACCATGATTAACTACCTCCCACATATCTGATCACGTTCCTGTCAGGATTGATGAAATCCTGTTCTTCTCGATATCGTCCAATTTGGATAGTTTTTGAGAAAATACCATTCTCGATGTGAATCACGCCTTGTGAAATATACATCACTTCGTTACCAGCCGAGAACATTGAAATGCGACCGCTTGGGCTGAATAGCATAGAACTAGAGTTGTCCGCTTTGCCGATAACAAGCCCCTCGTTAGAGGATGTCATATAACTATCGATAAAATTCCACCGTTCTGACATGTCGTTTAAGCTGTTCTCTAGTTTTGCTACACGGCTACTTGCATCCGCAAGATTCTTCTCGGCTTGTGCACGATTGGCGTTATTTGCGTTAACAAAATTTTGATAAGCCTTCAACCATTGATTGAGTGTATCAAGCGATGCCTTAGCTTCTAATTCCGATTTCATCACTGAATTAATCTCATTCAGTCGATTTAACTGGCTTTGTGTCAATGCACTATCAGCCTTGCTGTCTAACTGGCTAGCTAAGTCTTTTGGCGACGCTTGCCACGCTCGGTCAGTCGTACCTTCGTAGCAATCAAGCTCTGTGAAGAATAGCAATGACTGACTGCCATCAGTAGTACCAGTGTTATCGATTCGGATGAAACCTTCATCACATTCTCCAGCGTTGAAAGTGAAGTGAAACTTAGAAACGCTACTAGCTGATGGCGAACCGTCAAAGTGTTTGATATTAACTACTTTGCTGAAGGTTTTAGTTTCGTTTGACTTGCGTCCGAGGAAATAGATATCTATCCCTTTTAGATTGCCGCCAGCTAAAATCGAAACATTAAGAGAGTAATCAGTGTTTCGCTTAACTGGAAAACGACCAGTGGCGGATGGTGACACAGATACCGTTTTTAACAAAAACATCGGTTTCGAACCATTGTAGTAAAACCCATGGCTTGAAATGGACAGATTAGAGTTAGGTTGTGGCACTTCCCAATAGCCCCAATTATCCAGATTTTCTGGAAACGCTGAGTTACGGATAAGGTTTTCACCACCGACCGAAACACTGCCAGCCGTGTCATTCCATGAATAATCAGCCGGGTTAATGCTATCCGTTCTATCGAAATTAGTACACACACCCAAATAACGCTTATTGCCGTTTTGTGTCAGACTGAAACCAGTTCGCCCATCGGCACTGTCTGCATAGGCAAAGTGGACGTAAGGCGTTCGCCCGTCCGCTCCAGCTTTACCCGGAATACCATCCCGTCCATCGCTCCCCTTCCACTTAGACCAGCGATAGTCTTGTGGGTTCCGACTATGCGTAGTATTGAAATCTTGATACATGCCGATAAACGCCTTATTAGTGTCGGTTTGGCTAAAACCACTACCAGACACGGTATCAGCGTAAGCAATGTGGGTGTACTGTGTTTTACCGTCAGCACCCTTAACACCGGGAACACCTTGGTCACCTTTAGGGCCTTGCAAGCCCATGAGACCTCTGTCACCACGTTCGCCCTTGTCGCCTTTAGGGCCGGTATCGCCTTTGGTGCCGTCTGAGACGTTTAAAAAAGTAACCTCTTCTGAAGCTACTTCTTTGTTATCTACCCACGCCGAAACCGTCAAGGCTGTTGGTTGGGTAATCTGTGATGCTACCATGTCATAGGTCATGCCCACATACTTAATGGCACCGTCGATTACGAAACGCCATGTAGCGTTAACTGTTTTGTCACCTTGTTTCAAGACTGGTCGAACTGTTGAGCGACCAACGCCGTTTTTAAACACTGTGCCATTGGTAGTTGTAATCTCGACACGATATGGTAGAGATTTAGAAACAATCTCATCAATGCGTTGTTGCAAACTGCCGGACGGTTTATTCTCGATTTTACGGTAGTTAGAGAACACAACCGAGTTATTCAACGGCATGTCAAAGCTAATTACCATTTCAGTGACACGAGCTTCGAGGGCTAGACCACCTCTAAAATTATTATTAATAATCTTAACAGTGTCTCCTAAGTTAACATCCTTGTAGTTTTCCATGAAACTAGAGTGGACATCAACCGTGTAGGTCATGAGTGGATAAGCGTACTGCTTGATGGTACGCAAGGCGTAGCCTTTCAAAGCGTTAACATCCTTGTACTCGGTTTCAAAGTCCTTGCGTGTCCAGTTATCAGCGTTGCCTGGATTCATGGTAGATGGGTAGCGTTCCCTAGACAGCGGAGCGAATACTAAACTATCACCACGCCTAGAATAAAATTCTACTTGTCCCAGCTCGTTCTTTTCCTCAAATTCAACATCGTTTAGATTAACACCGCCTTGGCCAATGAAATTACCAGCGTTGAAAAGTTGCGTTTTATCACTAGTGACTTGCACGCCTTTCAATTCGTTTTGAAAATAAAGGACCACATCACCCCTAACCTTACCAATACCGTGGTGGTTTTCGTCTGGTTGTTGGTAAATGTCGATGATAAAACGTTTCAAAGTGCCGTCTCTCTTTAGCTCAGTTCTGAATGAAAATTCCGCATCGAATTGAGCCATGATACTATGTAATCGTTCTAACTTGGTATCTTGCTGCTCGAAACTTAAAGTTCTTGTTTTGTCTGATACTTCATTGACTCCAATTTCCATATTTGCAAATTCAAGCAATGTATTTTTTTCAAGATACCATGCTATGGTTTGTGGTTTATCACTTTTAAACGCTCCTGCCTGTTCAAGTGCTAATTCAAGGTTGGTATTGTTGCACGTCACTTGAAAACTATCATCGTTTTCAACTAACTGTGACACATAGAAAACGTGATAGCTATTATCATAGAAAAATGACACATACATCTGATCGTTGATGTAAGCTACATCTTCATGTACCTTACCATCTACAATTTTAGGGATTACGAAATCGAATGTGCTGGTTGAATATTCAAGATAGCTATGCCACTGACTGTTAGAGTAGGGCAACATGCCAGGAACGTTGTTATTCAACGCACACACTTTTCGCATGTTCTTGTCATGAATCCAAATTTGCATTAAATGAAACGCTCCTTCCATGTAATTTCAATAGTCGGGTCAGTTCTTGTCCAACTCGATGTGTAGATGTCGATTTCTGTATCACCCGTACCAATACTAAACGGTTCGGACAGGTAAGTTAGCTCATTAAGAGCTGGCAGATTATCAACGTAAGTTTTGCCTTTGGCCATATCAATTTCAAGGATAGAACCCTTACGAAAACGATTAGGGATATCCTCTTTCTTATTGATAAAATCTTTTCGATAAACGAAGCTATCCAGATACATGTGCCTTACGGCAGGCCTGTCACCAATCCCAAAAAAACCGATATGGATTTTGGCGGATTTTTTACCTTTAATCTCTGGGATGGTGTACCTAGGGTAAGAACCTTGCCAATAAAATCGCAGCACATCATCCAAACGTAGGATATCAGACCAGCCTTGCGGCTCGTTAAATGGGTTTTGGGTCATGACATGCGTCCCCCAAAATGATTTTCTATCTAATGTGCGATATCCACCGTTCCCATCGCTTGCGAGAAAACGATGTTCACACCCCAGACCGTTAGCGTATTTCAAAGTTTCGGTTCCATAAAGGAACGTTCCGCTTTCGTCCGTGACAGATATTTTTATATATCCATATTCGCTAGGTGCTCCTAACCAAAAGATTTGTCTCCACCAAAAATATTCATAGGTAGCCCCTTTCTGACCATTGCTGTCCGCTGGGATCTCCCATGTAATTGAGCTACCACGAAGGGTGTTAGAGCCACTACCCCGATTAGCAAGAGTGATGTGTGGTCTACCCCAGTTATTTTCGATGGCAAGAGTTCCGTTAATATCTTGTAAATTGTCGTTAAACCGCCCTTGGTTTTTCGCACCAACCGCAAAACCATTGGTAATCCAGTTGTTAGAAACGTAGTCAAACAGAATTTCAGATTGCTTGACTGTCCGAGTGTCAGCTTCATTAGGGTTACCAATCTCGTAGCTTTCACTAGAAGACTTCACAATCCCAACCCAGCCGTTTTCTGAATTAAACTTCAGTTTAATATCTGGGTAAGTTTCAGCCGTGCCAAAGTTCTTCAATGTAGCCTTGTAATGACCGGTCGAAATCTTCTTAATATTTCCATATTTAGTTTCACCATCGCTACTTACCAAGGCTTGTGCTTTATTTTCGCTGTAACTTTTTGGAACATCGAATGTAACCGTTACCGTTGCGGTAATCGGTGAGGTGTTCTTATCAACTGCTAACGATGCTTGACCAGACGGGATAGCTTCCCAAACCTTATTAGGTTCATCTCCGAAAATCAATGATTTAGGCTTGTCTACGTTCAGATAGCCGCCTAGCGTTTCAGCGATGGTATTGAAGTAGTCGTAATTACCGATTAGGGTAAATGATACTTGAATCTGCTTGACGGACAAGGTGCTATATAGGAATTGCTGACCATAACGCCTACGCCCTTGGTCTTGATAGTTATTATTGAAATTTGATGCCACATTTTTGGTGACATCCACTGGAACGGCACGTCCTTGACCTTCATTGAATAATTCGGTTAAGTTTTTACCGTCAAAAATGACTGACATTCCTATCAAATAATGCTACCTCCTAGCAACGCTTGTCTGCGTTCGTAATCGTTTGTTGCTTTCGTCATAAATGGCGCTAATCCGTTTGACACACTTCTACCATCAATGACATTTCTGATCTCGATTGGGTTAGAACCGTTAGTTACTAGCTGACCTAGCAAACCAATCATGACATCCAGTTTTTCTTCAAGAACAGAAACACGTTCATGGTTTGGCGTGCTGTCGTGATTGCCTTGTGGGGCATCCCCAGCAAAACGGGCGACTGCTTCAGTAAGTAGTTGCCACGCTCTACCGCGTTTGGCGATATCTGTTGGAATGACATATTCTGGCATATCGCCTTCAGCCAATTCATAAACACCATTCTTGTGGACTAGACCACCATTAGCATATCCGTAAGCTGCGACACGGTTAAAAGCTGCATCAGATGTACCATAAGTATGTTTGATGTAGTTGATTGCAGCAAGCAAGTTATCATATCCATTGCGGATATTGTTGTGTCCTGGGTGTTTGTAGCTGTTAAATGTAGGACCAATTGTCTGCATCAAACCGATAGATGGGTGTCCTGCTCTGGCGTTACTATCCCAATTGTTTTGGACGTTAGGGTCACCGCCAGATTCACGTTGGATTGTTGCCAAGATTTTAGAAACGCGGAAATTATTCGGCTCAATACCATTAGCTTCCAACGCTCTAACTACAGATTCACGCCAACGAGAAACACCAGTTCCTTGTGGCCCATCTTCACCACCACCCGGAGGGCTGAGCAACGGACCAAGGGTTTTTTTAATCCAGTCGAACATGCCACCGACTTGACGTTTAATCAAGGTTTGAAGTGGACTATTGCGGTCTTTAAGCGTTTTGCTATCGTCTTCGCCACCGCCACCACTATCACGCACCCCAAAGTCAAGGAAGGTAGCAGCGTTAGAGATATGACGGCCAGCGTATTGGTGATACTGACCGTTACCGCCATAGTTGTATTCCTCACCATCGTAAGTATCGCCGTGTACCGCCGTTACAAAGTCAACGTGGTTGCTTGATATTGGACCACCAGTGTAGACTGCTACCGTTCCTGGTTTAGGTCTGCTTAAGTGTGGCACACTGGCAGATACCCATTGATTACCATTACCAAGGTGGCTAAACAAGCTAGGTTTAACGCCAAGGTTTGCCAATCGGCTGGCAACGAATGATACACATTCACGATAGTAGTAACCCCACGGGTCGGCACCAGCATCTTTAGCTTTATCTTTGAAGCGGTAGTCGTCACCTTTAGCCCCCATAGCGACAGTACCTTCATCCATCGAAGTGTTAGCCATAGACCAAAGTTCTTTCCACCAGTTTTTAGCTTCTTCGACTGGTTTCTTATACAATGCATTACCGAGTGGATTAAACATACCAGCTAACTTATCAGCATTAGGGCTGAATTTCTTAGCCAATGAGCCCACTGGGTCTTTAACGACATCGCCGACAAATTCAATCATTTTCATGAATTTATCGACACCGTTTTTCATTGTGTCCCAGACTGAGCCAGCCACGTTAGTAGCTGTATCCCAGATTTTAGACCAGAAACCAGTACCTTTTGCAAACGCTCCACGTTCGACACCCATAAGCATAGCCAATTCACTGGCGTTGATTACTTCCGAACCAGCTGGCAAGAGGTATTCAACATTGCGACCCTGTGGCAAGAATGACTTACCATTAGGCAAGATTACCATTTCTTGATTATTGGTTTCGGGGCTATCGTAGCCATCATTAAGCGTAGCTAGTGTAGGCTTAGTGATTGGGTTTCGGTAAGAACTAAACATACCAGTACCACCGGCAAACTTAACTTTCGGGATTTTAGAAATAGCTTCTTTGCTACCGCCAAAATCGGAAATCAGTTTGTTAATGCCATCGATACCAGCATTTGGCAAGGCAATGACAGCATTGATACCATCGCCAGCAAGGCGTTTCATGCCATCCCACATTTCGCCAAAGCCTTTTTTAACGTTTTCCCACGTATTTTTGAAAAAATTACCAATATTGGTTAAAGCATCCGTGATCAGCTTGGTAATATTAACACCAAATTTCTCTTGTGTTAAAGCTCCGATTTCATCCCATTTTTTTGATAGAAATTTTTTAGAGTTCTCCCAACCGTCAAACCAGTTCTTATTGATGCCCTTGTGGTGCTTGTCAATATCCTTACCAAGAGCAGTCATTGCTTCACTAGCATTACCCTTGATGTTCTCCCACGTTTTAGACGCAAATTTCTTGACATTATCCCACTTTTCGCCCCAATCTTTCTTAAGGCTACTCATGTGTTTCGCAACGCCTTTAGCCATATCTTTGACATGGTTCACGATGCCATCAACGAATTTCTTGAACTTCTTATTGTGCTTATAGATCAGAGCAAAAGCCCCAGCAATAGGATTGGCAATAAATAAAAGGACTTGTTTCCAGTCCTTTTTAAAGAAATCAATGATTTTGCCAAAGATTTCTTTGGTAACTTTGAAGATTTTACCAAAGGCTTTCTTAGCAGCGTTAAACATGCCGTCTACAAAGGCTTTGAACTTTTTGTTGTGTTTGTAAAGCAAGACTAAAGCAGTTACTGCAGTGGCTACTGCTACCGCAATCAAACCGATAGGATTAGAAGCCATTGCTAAGTTCTGCGCTTTTTGAGCAACAGTCATAGCTACTGTGGAATTTTTCAACATATTGATAGCTTTGGCGACTTTTATGACACCCGAAGCTACCTTAGAGCCTACAAAGTAAGTTGCAAATAAAGAACCGACTGTTTTAATAGCCGTTTTGTGTTCGGCAATACCACCCAAAGCCTTGGAAAGTGATGTGACTGGGGCCTTAGCTTTTTTGCCGTTACCAGCCATCGTTCCTAACGCACCAGCAACACCTTTAATCATGCCTAAAGCCGTTTCCCAGACCCCACTAGCAAATTCTTTACCGATACTGAGCGATGGTCCTATGCTGTCCTTAATTTCTTTAAAGAAAGCGACAATCTTAGGTGCATTATTAGCAATACTTTGACTAACTTTATCGACAACGTTGTTTAAGCCGTCCATAAAGCCGTTAAGCTTGTCTGTACCATTACCAAGGTTAAACACCTTAGAAAAGGCGTCCATGATGGTACCCAGACCTTTAGAAACATGCTCCCCAAGTTCTTTGAACTTCCCTTCAGTGTTAGGATCTGCAACCCAGTTCCCAATCTGTTGTAAGAATGGGTTTTTCATTTTATCGATTGGGTCACGGAAGGCAGCAACTACCGCTGGCATACGAGATTGGATAGTTCTTTCAAGACCACCGATGGTAGTAGAGAAGTTAGCAGTAGCATCCTTGTACTTGTCTTGCAACTCAAACAAGGCTTTTTGTGCCATTTCAGCGGTAATCTTACCATCGCTTTGCAACTTCGCATATTGCTCTTGGGTCATGTTAGCAATGCCCAGTTCTTGCCCAGCAACTTCTTTCAACTGGTTCTTCATTTCTGGGAAGACATTGATGATAGACATCATATCTTGCCCTTGAACCTTACCATTGGCAATCATTTGAGCCCACTGAGTGGCGAAATTCTCAACGGCTGCATCGGTCTGACCAAACGCATCTTGCAATGTCAAGATGGCTTGCGTTTGCTGCTTGGTCAACTCGGTATTGTGAGTTACGGCATAGAATTTCTGGTTCATACCGTCAACCATTTCAGTTGAGTTAGCCGCTGCTTGTGCCATTTGGTTGGTCATATCGACCATTTTCTTACCTTCTTCAGCATTACCTGTTAAGGTTAACCAAGTGGCGTTCATGGTTTGTTGATATTTGACGTATTCGGCACTAGACTGTGCGATTTCGTCAAACTTACCTTTGATAGCTCCCAATGCGTTTTGGAAACCGTTGCTAATCAAGTTAGCTGCGAACGTAGCCCCGAAGATACCTTTTAATCGTGAGGTTTTTGTTTCAGTCTCACTAACTTCACTACCCAAACGTTTAAAGCTCTCTTTCAAGCGTCCGATAAGTGAACTAGACCGTTGGCTTTGCTCAATTTCATCATTCAGCTTATCGGCAGCATTGCGAGTATGTGCAAGGCTTGTGGCGGTTTCATCCAAACGTTGCTTTTGTTTGCGATATTCATCGCTTGTCCTTCCGGATTGTTTTGCCACACGCTCAAGCATTTCTTTTTGGGTCTCATACTGCTTGTTTAAGTTAGTAATAGAACCCTTGTATTGCTTGAGTTGCTCTTGTCTAGCTTCATCTTCCTTACCTTCAGCTTTCAACCGTCTGACGTAGGTTTCTGAAGCTTCATTTTGTGCCTTGTACTCTCTTTGTAATTCAGCAAGCCCAGACCTGTGATAATCCAGACTGCTCTTAGCTTGCCTTTGTTGGTTTTCCAACGATGCCAAACGTGTGGTAGCTTGGTCAATCTGTTGTTGGTACTTAAGGTACTGTTCAGCGGTTTCAGCGGTACTCCCCTTAAGTTGAGACTGTTCTTGTTTCAGTTTCTCAATCTTATGTTGTTGGTTTTGGATAGCATTACCCAAACCGTCGTACTTAGCTTGTGCTGCCCCCAAATAGTCACCAGCACTACGCATTTGGCTTTCTTGCGCCTTCCATGCGTTCGTAGAGCTATTAACCAACTGAGTTAATCGCTTAATCGAATTGGCAGCTTGTAGGATATCTAAGGCGATTTCCGTGGACATGGTAGCTTGTACTTTTGCCATGTATGTATTTCCTCCTTTCCTTAAAAATTAGAGTAAAGATGTTGGGTCAACCATCCTATCTTCTTCCTCTTTGGCATTTAAGATTTTCATTAACTCGTAATAGTCAGTGTCGTAATACTGATCTAATGTCCACCCAAAACCTTGGATTGATTTCTTAGCAATGATTTTCAAATCTTCAATGCGATTTTCTAAATCAAAAATCTGTTCGCCTTTAGATTTTAGTCTTTTGGGTCGACTTCACCAGTAGCGTTTTCAAGTTGCTCGTCCGTCAAACCGTACATATAGCCGACCAATTTTTCAGCAATTTGCTGTGTACGCTCATTGTCCAAATCAAGCAATTTGTCGTAAGCTTCATCATCCAAGTTGAGAATGGCACGGATAAAGCTAAGCATTTCTTTGAGGATAGTAAAGCTTGCTTGTGCTTGCTCTTGTGTATCACCTTCTTCTACAGTGTCGCTGATTTTAAGCACAGCAAGTTGATATTCGTGCATACGCAAGACATTACGGTTGCTTGTAGTCACCTTGAAGGCTTTTTTGCTAATTTCTGGGATTTGAATAGTTCTGATTTCCATTTATCTTTACTCCTTTTTAACAAAAATAGAGGTCAGGCCATGAGCCCGACCTCTTGCAAATTATTGAGGGGACACGCCAGCCCCTGTAAGTGCATATCCACCAAATACTTCTTTGTACATGTTCGTTTTATCGAAAGTTGACGAACCAGAGAAATATTTCTTGAATGGTTCATTACCAAACGCATCCACTGACAACGCACTGAATGTCATGTTATCGTTTTGGCGAGTTTGGGCAGTATCAGTATCTGTTGCAACGTTTTGAGTTGTTTCTTGCATGATACCGTTAGCAAAACCAAAAAATACTGAGTGTTTACGGTCAAGTGTTTCGGATTCAATCAACACCGCTACATGTGGTTTCTCACCGTCCTTCGTATAACCACCTTTGCTGTCAGGACGGAATCCAAGTAGTTTTTGTTTGATGTCGAAATCAAGGTTGTTGAAGTCAAACGCTACTGTTGGTGAGCCTGGCGCAACCATAACGTCTTGTGTTTGATTGTTCCCTGGAACCTTAGTGGCTTGTCCTTCCAAGTTAGAAATATTAGCGGTACGAGTACCAAGCATGCTTGAATCAACTTCAATCACACCATCAGTTGAGAGACCGTCATTGCCTTTAATAAGTTTTTGGGTTTTAGGGTCAACCAAAGCAAGGCGAACCATTTTCAAACCTACAATTGCCATATAGTAATTTCTCCTTTGTTAAATTAATCTGTCGAGGGCAACAAAAAAGACCGCCGTAATCTGTAACGTATCGGGGTCTATGCTATGCTCTCTCATATCTGTTACTGAATAATGTTCAGATTTTAGAAACTTCAATAGTTTCATTTCAAAGGCTTCAATATCAAAGTCGATATCAGCCTTGTAGAAAATCTGGACTTCTACTCTATCTGTTTTACTGAAAAAGGTATTGTTTCCGCTTAAGTCAAGGGATGGATTGCTTTCAGTGAGCAAAACGATTGTCTTATCGGTGTTTTCTTCGAGCTCTTTAGGCAAGTTGTTTGCATATACTTCGCTTATTTCACCAAATTCTTTGCCGTCAATCAGCTCTTTTAGTTTTACGGTTGCTAGCACTTAATCACTGTCCTCCTTTCTTACGGATGAGTTTTTCATACTCCGCTTTTTCTGCTAATAGCACCTTTTTCTGTACAGCGCTATCGTTTTGGACATTGGTAACGAAATGATCAGCACGATATTTCTTAGTGCCGTCATTTAATCGTCTGGCATTTTGGGCGTGGTAATTGTTTTTCCAGCCTACGGTTGCCACACCGTTCTTTCTGCCATCCGCATTAGTGGATTGGACAGATAAACCGTCAGCCATGTGCCCATACTTCAAATCTTTCTTATTTGAGTAGTGTTTCTCACGAGTCACTTCTTCCAACTCTTTTTGAAACACTTTCGCACCAGCGGTAGTGATTTTTGCTTGTTCCGCTGGTGTGATGTCGCCAATACTGGCTACCGTTTCAAGCCAACCCTCTAGTGCTTCGTCAAGCCCTACCATAGCTATCACCCAACTTTCTTGTGTTTTCTCAAAGTCAGAAAGTCGTAACGATTTAGCCCAAAGTTTTCATTTGGACTAACACGCACGATGTCGTACTGAGTGCCATTGAGAACAGCCACTTGACCTTCAATCACTTTGGCATTATGACGGATAACAATCACTCGTGTATCGCTTTCGCCATTCTGTTGAGCTAAATACTCTTGGTTGAGTGTGCGAGTGTGGGGTTTATAATGCAGTGTAAACTGTTTCACAAATTTCGGCACGCTCACACCCGTAAATTTATTGGGTGTGCTTTGGTATGTACCGAAATCAGCCTTGAAACGAAAGTCTGAGGGTAAATATCTAACTTTAGGCATTAGTCACCCCTTTCTTCGCTGTACGTTGCGTATAAGCCCCTCAATTGCCCGATTATGCTATTTAAAGTGAGATTGATAGGATAAGTCACCGTGTCCGTTAGAGCCACTCTGTAGGTGAAATATGAGCTTGTGAGGGCTATTACAGCCGTGTCATATAAAGATTCTACACTTTCGAGATCATAGAATTTCTTATCGCTTCCCACGGCATTGATGATGTACTGTTGAGCCGATTCAATGTAAGCTGGAATGAGTGCAGTGTCGTCTGTCTCATCCAGATTAAGAGTCTGCATGATGGTTTCCTTAGATACACTCATTGCTTACCTCCTAAATTAAGCTCCGGCAGTAAGATTAGCTTTTTGGTCAGCGATTGCTTTGAATGACGCTGGCACAAACGCTTCTTCATCAGTTTTAACAACGTCGAAACGGTCAATCACACGTACTTTGGTAGTGTCGGTTTCGAACGCACCACCACCGATGTTTGTAGAAAGTAGTGCCAAGTGTTGACGGTCAAACAATGTTACCGCTTGTTTCAAGTCACCGAAATACAATGGCATAACTCCAGCTGCGCCATTAGCAAGCCAGCGGTCAGAAACTTCCTTAACTGCAAAACCGTCGATTGAGTAACCAGTAGGTGATTTTACATCACGTTCCATGAGGTAATCACCCATAGCGTTCTTAACTTTCTTAAGGGCAGTGAAGCCAGAAGTATTAGTCAAGAAGAATGACGTTTGTTTAATCGCTGGGTCAATTTTAGCCTCAAGGTCGATGATATCGTCCCATTTAGCCAATGTTGGTTTAGTTGGGAGTGTTGCAATCACATCCAAGATAGCTTTGTTACGAGTAACAACAACTTTCTTGGCAATCCAACCAGACAACCAAGCAAGGATGTTTTCAGCAGAATCAGCAAGCAAGCTGTTAGTTACTGTTGAAATACCAGCATAGCGTTTGATAGCGTACTTGATAAGTGACAATTTAGGGTTATCATTAGCACCGATTTGTCCAGCTTCATCGTCAATCATAGAAAGGCCAGTGATTTCAGCCCATTTCTCGTATACACGAGAACCAGTAAGAGTAGTTACGTTTTCAACGTTAACGTATTCTTGCAGCGAATCGTATTGACGAACCAAAGTATTGATAGCTGTACGGATGTCTTGTGGGATAGTCAATCCAGCATCGGCACCAGTTCCATCTGTTTTAGAATCAAGCGAGTTTTGGTAGCGACCACGAACGAGGTTCTTGAAGTCCTTGACAAAGTTGGCTTTAACTTCTTCTTCGCTTTCGGTCAAAGGTTTCTTGTCTTCCTCTGACATATTCGCTACTTCGCTAGCACGAGCTTCAGTGTATTGCTCTTTGAACATGTCACGTTTCATTTTCGCAGTGTCACGTTCGTTTTTGATTGCTTGCAATTCTTCAACGGTAACCGAATCATCAAGCATAGCTACGTTAAGTTTTTCATTAAGATTTTCGACCTTGTCGCCTTGAGCAACCCAAAGGTCATGCAATTCGTTTGATGTTTTCATCAATCATCTTCCTTTCATTTTTCAAGTAAAATAGCCAATTTTTGCTCACGCAAAGTATCGGTCTTAGGTGTCGCAATCATATTCTTAAATTTAGCGATTGCTGATTTGCTTGGTAGTTGATGTACGGCATTAG